AAAAAAGAAACAAAAACAAATGGAATTTAATATGGTCTCTATTGTATTTGGTGCTATTTATTTTATAATGTGGGGTGTCTCACACGTACTTCTACGTTTTAGAGTAAAAGTAGGTGACATCGATTTCGGTAGGGGGGGGGATTATAGTGCCACTTTTGATGACCACTGGAAACTATTGTTTTGGTTAGTTGCATTCTGTTATCCAGTCTTTCTAAAAATTCCCGAGATAAACACATAGGGCCCGCGTAAGTAACAAAATAATATTAAATGAATCTTCTTATTGTAAATTTAATATTGAAAAAAGGAATTTTATTATATTCTTATATAATTATACTAATGAAGCTCCAATCAAAGAAGGGGCGACTGGCTTAAATTCTGAGTTTACGTACTGCGATGACTCACTCACACCAATTGGCGCCATTTTATGTACTACTTCTTCTTCTAAAGAAGTTGTTTGAGGATGAGGATTCATCTTTTTAAGTTGTACATCTTTCTTCGCTTGTGAAGGTGTACGATTTTCAATACTTACTTTTGCAATTGGCATTACTGAACTTCTCCTAAGCAATTCATACGCAACAAACAGAGACAGAACGCCTAAAACAGGCGTTGTATAAAAGAGTAGGTACAGTACTAATATTACCAATAAAACTAACCCTAATGGAGAATTAATGTATGGAGTAAACCAATCTGGAGTTGGAACCATCATTACTAAATAAACAATACAAAGGACCGTTAAAACCTTTTCCAATAATGATATCGATTTTAGAAAGTTCTTGACGTTCATTGTATTTTTTTATATATAATGAGATATGATATATTAAACATCACTATTTGTTAAGTGATATTTATTGTATTCATTTGATTTACAGTATTTTGATTTCTTCTATATGTATATATAATACTTGAAAATGCCGTTTGAGTTTAATAGTGATCAATTCATTTGTAATTCAATAAGTGGTGATAGTACTATAGCCGATGGATACAAAAATCTGAAAGAAAACTGTAAATATATGAAAGAATTCGATGAAAAACGTAGAGCAGAACTCAGTTACATAGACGCAACAAATGTACAGCAACGAACATGGTTACACATTGTCAATTTAGTCATTGCGTGTCTCATTCTCCTTTATGCAACAAAGAAAGTAATTTAGAATCTTACAAATATAGATAGATAGATAGATAAATAATATTATAGTATTAACATATAAATCTTTTTTACACTAGAAAAATGTCATTTCAACCAAAAGATATTAATAGTGGTTTAACACCAGCAGACTATATACAAAACACTGTTATGATAGCAACAAAAATAGAACAATCTGGGAATGGATCATCGTCTATGGATAATGTGCGTGCAGTATCGGAAAATTTTACGACGACGGAAATTAGTTTCAACGATTTAACATCCCAAACAGAGTTAACTGTATATATTGAAGAAATTAGCGATGGCGCAGGCCTCACTGATGTAACTGCGATAGTAGCCGAATATGACAAAATGAAAAAAAAACGAGACAATTTAGAAGAGAAAATGGAAGAAATGGAAAAAGAAGATACCGATGTAAATCTACAAACAGAATCTACCGTGTATACTACCTTACTCATCACTGCTTTAGGAACATCTTTGTTGTATTTTTTTTCAGAAAAATATAAAATGAATATATAGCATATAGTTTGTATACAGTTATAACAAATGACTTTGAAAGAATACTTTTTTAAATATGAAGGGTTTAAAACAGATTGGGAAAAGTTAACCGATATATCGGCAAATATGGCACAAATAAAGCAAAACATTGCCGATTATCGCCTTACACACACTGATATAAGTAATTATCATAATTACGGAAATTCAAATGAAGTATCTGAGTTCAAGACAACTGACCGCAACGACGCTTTAAAACACGATTTGCAATACATGATGGGACAACAGCAAAACACCTATATGTTGGGTATGATTACTATCGCCACTTTAGGGATTGCTACCTTTTATATTGCAAGAAAATACTGAATATATTTTTACAGTCTTTTTATATAATATACATTATTTTCACCGTTTATATTATATAAAAGCAATGGGATTTCAAGAATGGATTAAAGGATTCGCATATAAAAGTGGATTTGAAAATATGACAAAGTCAACTCTAATTCGTTCTTCAACCATTACTGATTTAAAAAATAGTCCTGTTCTCGTAAATAGTTCATCGAATGGATGGAATTTTGTTTTTATGGAACAAGTGTTGATGAATAATAACGTAAACATATATACGCAGCAGCACATTGTGGATGTGTATAACGGTGACCAAAAAGTTGGTCGTATGAAATGGCTTGCAGCTACGTTGTCAGGATACATACATTCTACTGTTCAATCAATTTCCCCAAATAGTTTTGAAATAAAAATAGGCTATAGATTAGATTTTTTAGAAGAAATAGAGGAATCTGAGCAAAAACAGGATATCATGTATTCCGTCGAAGCTGAGGTTAATCAACATAAACGTGATATTCAGACAACTACAGATAATATTGAGACAAATAAAAATAATATTGAGACAAATATAGTTAATACGGATAATATTCAAAATAGTATTAAGAAACAAGAAGATAAATTAAAAAATGTTGAGAGAAAACTTACAACTCGTATGAATAATATGAAGTCAAGAATGAAAGAACAATATGATAAAACGAATAGAGTAAGTGGGGATACAAACCGTCTACAAAATCGTGTAAAAGGCCTCGAAACCCTTGAAATCGAGCCATTTGGGGGGTATAGCAGCATTATTGGTGTACAGAAACGTCTTCTGAATATTACAGAGCAAGAAAAAGACAGATTAGATAATAAAAATCAAAATTATGATGATCAAGATGAAAACCGAAACAAAATGCAAATGATTATGTTGAGTGAAAAAGACAAACAAAATAAATATATGCTTTTAGCTGTTATATTTGTAGTCGTTTTTGTGATCGCATTCTTTTTCACCTATATTCAACACGTAAAAAAACAAAAATCTATCTGGTTTGACATTATTATGATATTGTTGATTATATCCGCATTAATATATGCAATAACGGTGTACATTGATATTCAAAATCGTGACCCGAATAATTTTAGCAAATTAGGACCCACAGCTGATAACCTCATTGTTGTACCTTCTGATAAAGGTGATGGGAAACACGGTATTAAGTACGGCATTGCGGAAACCACTGATTTACAAGGTGGGGGATGTAAAGGAGACGCGTGTTGTGGACCAGGGTCTCACTGGGCTAAAAATGATATAGACTCTAATCTTGGAAGATGCGAGAAAAGTATAAGTTGAAAATAATATCATAAAATAATGTATATTAATAGAGTATAAAGTGAAGTAATATACATTGGCATGAGTACTGAAACCAAAATTTATAAATACGGTACACAAATAACTGATTTTTCAAACAATATTTTGGCAAAAGAAAATGAACGCATTAATAACATAGAAGATACTGTAAATATACGTGCAGAAACATACGACCGCCAAAAAAGTTTCCAGAAAAGTGAAAATAAAAAGAAAAACGCGTGGAAATGGGTATATGTTGTACTATTGTTAGTCGCAATTCTTGTAGTTGTTATTGTGTTATTTAGGAAACAATACCCTGATATGTGGTATTTAGATTTGCTATTAATATTTGTAATCGGTGGAACGATTATATATTTGATCGTATTGTATTTTAACATCGAAAATCGTTCTCCTCTTGATTTTGATAAAATCGACCCCAATTCTTTTATAGTAACCAAAATGTACGATACAGTAAAACAGAAATACGGAGTTAATGAAACCGTAAACGAACTATGTGTAGGCGATACGTGCTGTTCAGGTGGACTTGTATACGATAATACACTTGATAAATGTGTAGCAGCACCTACAGAAGGGTTTGTTGGTACTCTATTACAAGACAACTTTTACACTAGTATCTATACAACAAGTGATTTAGGAACACCCTATGAATGAAATCACTGCATATCATATATAAGCAGAGTAAATGTCAACCGCCAAAATTTCGTGTACAGCTACAGCTACAACTAAGTCGTGTACTGCATTAAATGTTCAAGCAACCAAACAAAACCGTGAATTAGAAGCAGAATATTCCACCAAATACAGTAAATACTTGTATCAATTAGAAAAAAACCGTAGTGGAAATTTTTATATTATTTGGGTGTATGTAGTGTATTATTTCTTATTTATTGTATTTACAGCATTATTGTTTTTAGGATCTCAATCAAAAAAAATAAATTTGAAAATGAAAGCAGTTTATATCATTGTCATTCTTGTTTTCCCATATGTTGTAGTGCCGATTGAACTGAAAATAAAAGAATTAGCAGTGTATTTGTACGATATTACACTAGGACGACCAAGTACACCAACCCAATGGGCAGTTATTGGCGAAACCAAAATGTTCCGCAAATATGGTGTTCAGTGAAACCAATAATAATACGACGATTTCTTTTATTTAATCTAATCTAATCTAATCTAATCTAATCTATAAACGCGAGAATAAATACATGTTTATATTTTCATTAATTTGTACAGTAAAAAAGTTAATACTATACAAATATACAATTACAATTACAATTACAATTACAATTACAATTACAATTTTACACTTCCTTTATCAATTCATCGGGTTCTAAGTCACAATCTATTTCTACAGGAATTCCTGACGGTGCATCTTTCTGACCGATCAACACCCCTTTCCATACAGTAGTCGTTTTATTATTATTCAAGAACTGTCTTTTTCCGAAAACGTTATCCATTTTCTCAAGAAGGTCCTTTGTCTTATTGACTTTTTTACCAGAGAAAGAATCTCTGTACCAATTATTGAATCTTTCTACAATTTCACTCTGGCGAATAACATCATTTGGATTATCTGTCTTTGTAATAAACCCATTAATAAAACCCATGATATAGTCCTGCTCGTTCTGATAGTTTTTACTGTAATCTTCTACTGTACGACACATTTCGACCATACCATCCGTCTTGAATGCGATTTCAACCAACATAGTCAAGAACACGGGCGCCCATTTATCAAATTTCTCAATAATGTTATCCATTAGCTTGAACTGATATTTGCGTTCAGGATCATTTTGTACAGGTTTTTCGGTAAATATCGATAGAAACGGTAACACACGCACACGTCTCCAAGTACCATCATCGCGACTATGAATTTGTAGATAATGATTTGCCATAATAACAGGATTCGCCTGTGAAATGAATTCCATCAATTGACCGTACAAAGCACGACACGAAATGACATCCGAAGCACTTGTGATTTGCTTCATTGGTGCCGCAAACATCTTTTCACCTTCCTCCACTTCAGCGGTTACTGCCAATCGTTTACCGATAATGGCAACCAGTTCTGGTGTACTTTGACCACGCTTCTGTCTTTCACAAGTATAGAAACTGGCGTCCAAATCACACGCATATTCACCCATAATCTTACGGAGAAGAATTGTCAACATTGATTTTCCATTTCTACCGTTACCAGTCCAATAATGCAAGAATTGACGTTTATCGTGTAATCCAGTTAATAAAGAGGCGATGTGGTTCCAAGCATATGCCTCCAAGTCTTCAATTGGAAATAATGTACGAAAGTATTCCCTTATTTCGGTTCTTGTCTCCTTTTCTGCATCAGTACCTTCAGATTCATTATAGTTAATCTCAGACCCAATTGACAGATAATCCTCAGGCGTACCTTTGCGAAATATCTTGCTAACAAAATCGATTACACCGTTTTTACAACAGAACAGATTCAAATTCTTGTCGAGTTTAGACAAGAACTGTTTATCATAGAATAGTTCTCGTGCTTCTTTCATGATTTTATCCTTGTCTGAAGAAGACCCTAGTCGTTGAGCAATTTCATTGACTTTGTTTGCACGTAATGTAAGCAGTTTATATTCTTCAGAGTCAACTTCGTGTAGCATAGCAAGTTCCCATACACGCATTGCTTTATCATAATATATTTGTTTTAACCCTGTAGATATAAATTTCCTAAGACTTGTACCCGAATCATCACGAGACCATTTATGGTCTGAAAACATATACCACACATTCTCTCGTATCCCTGCAGATACATATTCATTTTTTTTTGCAACATATAATACATTTGCCAAATCACAATCAGTTGAACCTGTACCACTCTTCTTATTCGGGTTTACAGCATCTTTCAATGAAGTAGAATCAATTGTAAGATCAATATAATAGTCCAATGAACCTTGTTGTACTTTTAAAAACTCGGTTGGGTTTTCTTGTCTGGCCCAATAAATAAGTGACCGTTTAGTAAGACCTCCCATTTCACGTTTATTTCGCAAAGTACCCCAAATAGACAAAATTTCAGGTATAGACGAATACATAAATGATGATGATTGTGCGCTGAATTGAATCCAAGCAATGAGCAGATTACTACTGATATTATTGAGTACAAATCCGACTTTGATCCATTTGTTATAAGACCCAGGTCCATAATACGAAGAAGGTAAAATCATCGCATAATCACGAGATTCTCTCATCTCAAACTCTTTGATTCCCATAGACTCATCAAACAACGCAACACACGCGTCCAAGTCTTCTTTGCATTTGATGGACAATATCATATGTGTGGTTAAAATATGTTCTTCTGTTGCAAACATCGGTGATTTTGTCGCATCTTTTCTTGTTTGTACAGGTTGCTTATACTGTTGTAATTGTGGTAGAATAGAAGTACGAACTAATAAGGTTTGACGGTCACGATATCTTGGAAAGAGAATTTTGTAATGCTGATTCATGATACTGTCTTTATTCTCCTTGGTCAATATATTTGATATAACCCATTTACTTTCATCTGTGTCATAATATACATCTTTAATGTATGTAACATCATACGGATTCACATCATCAGGTTTTTTACAATTTGGAGGTAACCATCCATTTGTACCACTTGGTATCGAGTCATCCAGTACATCCATCCATCCATCAGAATTTATAATAGGAAAATGAGACCAATGTTCATCCATTTGCTGTATCACTTTAGCACGAAGCCACATTTGCGACTCTCTATTATGAGCAAGATTGATGAGCATATGAATTCCATCTTTAACGATATTGCCAGTGTCTTTGACTTCAGTACGTGGATTAGGCTTTTCCATAATGACAACTTGGAAATGTACATCTTCGTCCATTTCACATAGTTCCTCCAATGCGTGTAAATAAAACTGTACAAACTCATCCAGATGTTCTCTGGTGTAATATCGTTTACAGTTTTCTGGAGCAAATTTAAAGTCGATATCAATCAAGATAACACCCGACTCTTCGCTTCCTTTGTTTATAAGTTGTCGTTCTATCAAGTTATGGTTTTTTTTGGCTTTGATAACGTCTTTATAAAATAATTTTAGAAAGGAATCATAAACGTCTAAAGGAATATGGAAACTTCTTTTAGAAAATTTTCCAAATTCCGTATGGGTGATAGGTTTATTGTCACCCTTTTTAACTACACACTGTTGTAGCAGTTGTTCTAATGACTGTGAATTATTCATTGCACAAATATAACTGTATATGAGTCAATCAGATAATGTTTATATGATTTCAATTTTTTAAAATAATATTTTATAGAAAAATAGAATTTCTTTTTTATTCATAAAATTGATATGTCTTTTTTGAAATATTGCTATAATGTATACAGAAACAAGTTTGTTATATTTAGTATTTACAATATGAGCAATTCTTATCAATCGATTCGGTTTTGTGTAAAATGTGAAAACAAATATTACCATAGAATGCATATTCCTCCTTCTCCCGAAGGGTCGACTGAAAGTGAAGAACCAGTTTTGATATACTATTGTAGAGTATGTGGTTATGAAGATACTGATACACAACAAAGTGGAATGTGCGTACTCGACACACAGAAACATAAACAAGTAGACCTATTCTCGCATATTTACAACCCGTACACAAAACATGACCCAACGCTCCCTCATATATTTATGCCATGTCCAAATACTGGGTGCCAAACGAATGACACTTCTGGAAAAGAGTCTGGGACAACTGATGTTGTATATTTGCGGTATAATAACAAGGAAATGAAGTATCTCTATATTTGTACAGTATGTGAGTTTAAATGGAAGAATGAATAAAAAATTGATTTAGATATAATTATTATTTGTATTATACAACTATTAATATATACAGTTATATAATTCGTAAAAATGTCTCTTAACCGTAAAAGAACTACTGAGTCTCTTTTAGGAGAAAATGATAAGCCAAATGAAAAGAAGAAAACAGATGTGGTGGATGAAACGGAAGATGATAATGATTCAATAGATACCGATTATGACGGGGATTCTATAGTAGATGATGGCGATGACGACGATGATGATGATGATGACGACGATGATGATGATGATGATGATGAAGAAGAGAAAGATAACGAGAAAGAGAAAAAGAAAAAGAAAGATAACCACGACGATTATGGAGATGATGACGAATACAATGAACAACAACAAAATCAAAATCAAAATCAAAATCAAATTATTCGTGTTGTTAGCAATAATGAGGAACTCGGGTTTGATGATGATGATGATGATCATAATAATGATAATGTTAAAAATGATGAGAATGATGAATATTTTGAAGACCTGCAGAAATTAAATGATTATTCTCTTATTAATGAATTAGAAAAACAGCACCCAGAAATAAAACAAGTTAATTATGATGAAGTAATGGCGTTATCTAAGATTGTACGAAATAACAGGGGAGATATAATCGACCCATTACACACAACTCTACCGATTATTACAAAATATGAAAAGGCCCGTGTCATTGGAGCACGTGCGGAACAAATTAATCGTGGTGCACCAGCGTTCGTGCAAGTAGACCCTAATATTATTGATGGACGTATTATTGCAACAATGGAATATGATCAAAAAAAAATACCATTTATATTTGCTAGACCGTTACCATCTGGTAGTGTAGAATATTGGAAATTAGAAGATTTGGAACTATTATGAGTTCTTCCAATTCTTTCCACAGTCCAAACACGTGACAAATATAGTAGCAGGTTCATCCGCCGACCTCGTTTGCAATTCATAGTATGTACACCGTTTTGATTTACATTTTTTACAGATGAACATATCGGTTGATGCTTCTAAGTGATTACTAAATCTAGATTGATCTCTTTTACTTTTTTTCTCAATCATTGCAACCCATCTACGTGGATTCATTTCTTGATGATTGATAAACGCGAATGTTTTTGCACTTATCGTCTCATTTTGTACATTTTCTTTCAAATCTTTATTTTGTTCTAAATTTGTAATTATAGATTTAAGTCTACTTAAGTAAATTTCACAAAATTGTGGGTTTTTCCATTTTTTAATAATTTGTCTCATATTTGATTCATGTAGTGTAAAATTATATACACCTGTTTCTGTATTACGACCTATTTTATCAGAATCATCGAATACTTTAATGAAATATTGCGCGATTTTCTCTCGAAAGATTTGTGGATCAGACTGTAATAGAAGGTAAGACATTTCTTAGGTATATAACAATGTTATGCTTATATATATTTACAATACTGTAAAGATATATTTAATGCTATTCAATTTTTTGGAATTCAATATTATGTTTATTATTGGTGATGTCTCGTTTTTTTAGATGGTTTGTTTGTCATTTTATAAATGATAACCATTTTTACAGAACCCACCTACGCCATTTGTAAACCTCAAACTGTAATACTCCTATTTTACAGTAATCATTGAAAGTACACAATGTCAAGTCGGCGGCAGCATTGGGTTATTTGAACGGAAAAAGAAGATGAGACATAAGGTTTAGAGTGAATCGTTATTTTTCTCTAGATTGTTTTTAAAAAATCATTGGGAGGTAAGTTCTGAATATATATATATATATATATATATATATATATATAGAGATATCTCTAAAAAAGGGTTCTAAATATGGTATAAGGGTGTATAAGGGTATCCCTATCACTACATCGGGATATCCCTAGTAACGGTCCAACGGCCTACAGTGCCAGCCTTATGTACCGACTTGCTGCAAGAAAACGCAGAACTTAAAAAGATGTGCAATACTTACCAGCTCAAGGTGCA